CACCTCATTATGATCAGACTGTTTATAAATACTCCCATAATAAAAGTGATGTTGAGTTTTTATGGGTAGTTCCAGATCAGGAAACGTGTGAGATATTTAGAGAAAATGCAAATATCATAGTGCCTGCAGAACGTGGACTACTTGAATATGTTTTAAAGTATTATGACGGCACTTTATTTCAATTAGCAAAGAAGCTGAATGGTGAAACTAAGTTTGCTGGTAGCATGTTAGAGTCAGAGATTAAATAATCTAGAAAAGGAATAATGAATGGCGTCAAAACCAGGTAATTCGTACAGCAAATTAGAAAAAGGCGTAGATTACATCGCAATGCCACCAGTTGGATTTAATTTAGGCGATGATAATAATCCAAGCACGGTTCCTGCTAAAGAAGAGCCGAAATCATTTGGTGGGTTAGCAGCGCTTCCTGAAGAAGAGTCAACTCAATATGAAGCGCAGGAAGAAGATCAAGATCATGAGAAATCTTCAAATCAAGTAGAGTCTGATGATTCAGAAGATGTTGAAGAAGTTGAAGAGAAAGCTCAACCTGTAAAGAAAACAAAGGAAGATAACCTTCGTTTAATGCGTGAAAGATCTGAGCGTGCTGAGCGTGAGCGCGATATGATGATGAATCGTATGATAGAAATGGAAGCTCGACAAAAACAATATCAACCTATAAAACAGCAGGAACCAGTTGAAGAAGTTGAAGAAGATTTTGATTTTAATATCAATGAAGACGATCTTGTTGATGGAAAAACTGTTAAAAAGGTTGCTAATCGTATTAAGCAGTTGGAAGAAAGGCTTAAAAAGCAGTCTTACGAGTCTAGGGAAGTTGCAATCGAAACAAAGATAAAGTCAGATTTCCCTGATTTTGATAAAGTTGTCTCTGTTGATAACGTTCAAAAACTTAATGAAGAGTATCCTGAAGTTGCTACAATGTTACGTGATACTCCTGATCTTTATAATAAAGCAGCATCGGCGTATAGAATTATGAAAAAATTTGGAATACATAAAGAGTTGTATGGCTCGGATAAAGCTAAAGCTATAGCTAACTCCCAAAAACCAAGACCACTTGCATCAGTTTCTCCTCAGCAAGGCGATAGCCCTTTAAGTAAAGCTAATGCATTTGCTAATGGCATGACTAAAGAGTTGCAACAACAACTACGTAAAGAAATGGATGCCGCTAGAAAATCTATTTAATTTTAATGAAACATTTGTTTCTGTTAGGATAGTTATGCTTATTTTTATTTTAATTATGATTCACGTTGTAATTACCGCATCTCAAAGTGATATTGATAATACATCTCCATTTCCTTATGGACATAGAGATTCGTCGACTGAAACTATTTTGAGTGAAGAATCTGAGCTTTGTGATATTGCATTAGCTCGTTATGCAAGTCCTCATGGAGATTTGCGTAAATTTGTTAAACCTCATTTGATGAGCTTTGTTGTTTTGTCTCCTGATCATCCTCTTGAATATGATAGGTCTAATTTAGAGCTTTTTAGAAGATTTAAGTCGAATGACAATATTCCTGGTGGAGATTTGCCATCTGTAAATGAAGATTCTCAAATTCATTCTATGGTTATAAAAGCAATCTTGGATGCTTTTGAGGAAAAAGAGAAGGCTGCTATTGAGCGAGAAGCTTGTATTAGGGAGAAGTATGAAGGTAGAAGTGTTGCGGCAATTGCTGCAATTACGGCTGCAATATCAACAACTGTAACTACCGTATGTGCTACTTTGATTACGCTGCATGTTAGATCATAAATTGTAGGAAAACAATAAACGAGTCTTGATAATTTAGAAGTTAATCAAGACTCGTTTATTTAGGTCGGGTAATGCAATCTTATTTTTTATTAATATTACTCATTTCTTGAGTATGGTGCTGGTCCTGATATTTGGTGGTTTATTTCAAATAGTTTTATTCTATCGCTGGTTTCCATTTGTTTTTCAACTTTGCTCAATTTTTGTTGATGCATAAGATTGAGTTTGTAAACACATGCTGCTGCAATAATTACACCTGTGGCAATACTCAATGATCTATTTGATTTTATAGATTCTAATGCTTTCTTTCTTGGGTTTTCAGTCACTTCTTTCAGCTTATCTGAAAGTGCGAGAGCTGTTGAATCTCTTGCTTCTGATACAGATCCAAATAGATATGTTGCAGCTACCCCGGCAGCTATAACTGGAGTTGCGAGAATTGCTGTCGCTGCTCTATATATTTTATCAACCCGTATTTTTGGAATACCTGGAATTGTATGCAAACTATAAGACATAGAAGGAAATATAGACAGTAAAGTGAATAGTAATTTTATTTTCATATTTAACCCTTGAAACTTAGTATATTTGTAACCTATAATACAACTATATCAGTGAGGTATTTTGCTGCAAAAGGGTAGCTATGTTTTTTTTAATATAGGCTCTGTACCGTATTATTTTAAGTTATCTAGAGGAGTTTTATATGAAATTGCAAGTTAAGCAGGCTATCTTTGCTAAGAATGTTGGATTACTTTTAGATCGAATATTTCAGTCTCCGTTTACGTGTACTCTTGGTGATGCTTATCGATCTGCAGAGCAGGCTGAAATTAACGCCAAAAAGGGTATTGGAATAAAGAATAGTTTGCACTGTAAGAGGCTTGCTATAGATTTAAATTTGTTTAATAATGATGGTGAATATTTAACTTCTGGTCCTGATTATCAATGTTTTGGTGAGTACTGGAAAAGTCTCCATCCTTTGAATAGATGGGGTGGGGATTTTAAATTAAAAGACTTTGGTCATTTTGAAATGCAAGATTTATAAATGTTCTTGTTCATATAATTCTTTTAAGTGGTCATGCTTATCTCTAGGTATGACCACTTATTTATAAGCTTATTGGAGGTATTATGCCAATTGTATTTTTTCTAAAGCTACTATTACTTGTCGCAGCTATTGGATCTGTTTTTGTAGGTAAAAAAATATTACATCTTAAAGATGATAATCTTGTCGAAGAAGTAGTGGAGGAAGTTATAAAAAATAAATCTGGTATAGATATTGATTTTACTCCAAATAGTCCTGAAACTGGTGAGTCATTTTTAAAGGTTAAAAAGATATCGCAAACAGTTGTGGATAATATAGATAAGATTTGAAACTTTATTTCTTGCTTTCCGTTTAGTTCTTTATATATAATTGATTTAGCGTATCGAGAAGTCGCTACCCTCAAATCTTTCGACGTAACTGGAATTCGTCATCCCAATTCGACGTAAAAGCTTCGTCAGCTATAAGACAAAATATTATCTGAGTATGATTAGTAAGGAATAGATATGTCTATTACAACTACTAGTTCATTGCCGGCACCGGTACAACAATCATTTAGTTATAAATTATTGAGTGTCCCAGTTCCTAATATGATTCATAAAATACCTGCGATGTTGAAGCAAATGCCTCGCAATGGTGGTACAACTTTACGTATGCGTAGATATAATCCTCTTGCGGTTGCAATGGTACCACTTGGAAATTCAGGTATTACTCCTCCAGCGCAAAATTTAACAGCAATTGATATTGATGTTAAATTAAGTTTCTACGGTTTTAACTAGGTGCCGTAGTCTGGTTCTGTCATTTAGACCTACGTAATCCTTAATGAACAGGTTACGTTACAGAATCAGGATCCCGTTAAGTGAAAGCGGGATTAAAACCTGCCCTAATTGACTTGGAAGCCTAAGGCGAAAGCTATGGTGACAAGGGCCAAGGACTAGTAAAGCTATTAGTCCAGGCTGAACGACTTAACGGGCGGGGACTCTTACTTACAAGAGTCATGCGAAAGTCTGAACAATATTCGAAAGATATTGAGGCGAATCCGAAGAGGTTTGCCCGCCACGTAAGTGGTCATAAAAGTAACAGAATGTTTAAATGAATGTGCAGCCAGATTAGGAGTTTCACTCCGTCAAACAGAAGATCAGTTAACTCGTGACATGTTGGCTTCAACAGCTGCGTTCATTAACTGTACTGCTGGTGTTAACGGTAGAATTGTTGCCGTTGTAAAATCTCTTTTAATTGACTTGAAGTCCGAAGTGGCATTATTGCTAACCGGTAACAAGGCGCAAGCAAGCGTAAGCTGTGCAGCGTGAACGACTAAACAAAGAGACTCGTCATAGAATTATGATGAGATGCGATAGTACTGATCTCATGGGATAACCATGAGAGGTGACAGAAATGGTCATCCGCTTTAATGCTTAGAATTGCCTTTAAGGTTTAACAGATGAATAGTTTTTACAATGTCTTCTCTTTTATTGATGACTTCGGCATAGGAAGATCTAAATTCTTCAGTATGTCGAGCCCCACCATTTTTGAGAGTTGTATTGTAAAATTCAATGAGTTTTTCAAGAACAGGCTTTTTATGTTTGATGAATGGATGAATTTTATGCAATATCTTAGAAAGAGCATTTCCGGAGAGTCTCCAGCACAGTTGGTTTCTTCTCCCGTATCCTTTGCTGATTCTATTGATAAAGTTTATATGTCCTCCGAATCTTTCAAGAAGCCATTTGAAAACTGGCGCTTTTGTATTATTGAGTTGCAGCATTATCTTGTAAGTATAATTAGGGTTATTTTTAGGTTTGTATTTGCTAATTCCAAGACAACATTCAGCATCTATAAATCCAGCAAGGTATGCATAATCTTCTTCAGATGGATTAATAGTGCTTTTGGATGGAGTAAAAATATCTTTATGATGTTTCGAAACCAAATTACAACTATCTTTTTTAAGCCTAATATCCAAAAACAATCGTTCTTTTTCTTTGATATCTTGAACATTTGCAAATTGTTGAAATATAGAAAGCTCTTCTTTCTTTTCGACAATATATATCTTTATCAGATCACAAAGATTAAGAGCATTTTGTTTTCTTATCGTAAGATAATGAAGTGGTTTATGGTCCAGGATTGCTTTCTGAGAAAATATAGACCCTCCAAATTGATCCTTAAATACTTTAAGAACCTCAATGTTTACAGAAGAAATATTTATAGAGACATTATATTTTGGTGTTATTTTGTTTTTTGTGTTAGACTTACCAATGAAGAAACACCCGTCTCCATCGATATATCCAGCTGCGTATGCGGCGTCAAATTTATTCATTATGTTAAAATTATATGTTCTTATAGCGCTAAAGTCAATAAAGTAACAGATTCGGACAATCCTACAGAATTAACACGTTCTGATGTTGATGATGTTGTGCGTGCTCTTTTAGGAGCTAACGCGTATACCATCCTTGATAACATTGAAGGTGAAGATAAATTTGGTACAGCGCCTGTTCGTGATGCGTATTTTGCGCTTACACATACAGATATGACCAAAGATTTGGATGCTGTTGATGGATTCATTCAGAAGAATCAATATCCTTCACCTATGAATGCGTTGCGTTCTGAGTGGGGTGCTATTGGTAACCTTCGTTTCCTAGTTTCATCTATTGGTTCTATTACAAAAAATGCTTCAAATCTGAACTCTGATGTGTATAACATCTTCTGTGTAGGTATGGAAGCTTATGCTTGTATTGAGCAAGATGGATATTCAGCTCAATTTATCTATAGACCACCGGTTTATGATGGACCATTAGCCCTTAATGCGTCAGTCGGTTACAAGTTTTCAGAAGCGCCTCGCATTCTCAATGACCTTTGGGTATTGAATTTGCGTTCAACTTTAAGTTAAGAAGGGATAATCGATGGATAATACTATTATTCAACAAGGTAGATTTACTTCTACCGGAGCTTCTGTAAGAGTTCCTATTCGATCTGATGTAGATTGGATGGCTGTTTATAACGTAACTCAAGCTGCTGCGTCTCAAACAACTGCTATTGGTGTTAAGTATTACTGGCAACGAGGTTTCCCGGCTGGTGCTAAATGGTCAACATTAAAATCAAATTCTGCTAACGCTGCTAATTTAGAAGCGTATGCAACAACTCTTGGTTTTACATTGTTTGATACATCTCTTCAAACAGTTGGCTCTTTAAATGCAACTATTACTGCAATATCAGGCGCTGCTATACCTGTTGTTTCAAACTCTGGAACAAACGGTATAGCTGTTGGTGATGTTGTTAGAATTACAAATGCTGTTGGTGGAGCTCAGCTTGGTGGAATCGATTTCACTGTTGGTTATAATACACTAACATCTGGAACATTCAGCCTTGATTATATGCCTCAAATAGTTGCTTCTACAACTGGAGACTGGAGAAAGATTAACTTTCAGCCACTATTTTATCCTCGTCGTAGAGTTATTACAAATATTACAACAGCTTCTCAAGCTGTTGTAACTTTATCAGTAGTTCATCAATATATTGTTGGACAATCTATTCGTATGGTAGTTCCAGATGTATTTGGAATGACAGAGATGGATGGTATTTTAGCTAATATTGTTGCAGTTGATGAAACGCCAACTACTGGAAACACAATTACTATAGATGTTGATTCATCAGCATTTACAACATTTGCATTCCCGTTAACAGCTATTTCTCCATTTACTCCTGCTGAAACAGTTCCAGTTGGTGAAGATACTTCGAGCGCTCTTGCTCTTGGTGCTGATATCCTAGCTGATGCTACTGTCAACAGAGGATCAATTGGAATGATGCTACAGGGTGGTTCAAGCTGTCCTGCTGGTGCTAATAACGATGTAATCTACTGGGTTGCTGGTAAATCTTTTGGTGTTGATAATCTCTAACACTTTAAGGCGGTCTTTAATTTGTAATAATATAATTTATTACATATAGAATTACATGGATGTAGGGCGTAGTTTTTCTACATCCATGTAAAAATTGAATCAGATTCCGGGATTACATCCCAAAACATGAAAGGAACTTATGGCTACAGAAGCAAATGTAAAACGTTCAACTAAAGAGAATCCTTTAGCGACACCTGAGTTCAAAATTCAATTAAAAGAACTTAGAGATAAAGAACGTGAGATGGTTAAAGGGATCTTTAGATTTCATGAAGTTCCTAATGGAAGAATGGATTTTATGTTTAAGAAATATAAACAAGATCCAATTGAAAAATTTAGTATGATTGACGGTCAAGTTTATACGGTACCTCTTGGGGTTGCTCGACACTTAAATACTAATGTTAAGTATCCTATCTATACTCATTCAAGAATTGACGAGCAAGGCAATACTGAACTTGTTGTAAAAGAGCATATACGTCGATGTAGTTTTCAGAGTTTAGAATTTATGGATCTTCAGGATCAATCGACTACCGCGAAAAGCAATACAATACGTGGTTAGATAAATAATAGGATAAGTTATGGCTATTCTTGCTCAACAGTTTCCCGTTTTTCAGAAAGCAATGCGTATTATTGATAGTATTACTAATGCGTATCCAGCTGCTGTTACTACGACATTTGATCATCAATATATTACAGGAATGATTGTTCGATTAAATGTTCCTACTGGGTTTGGAATGCTTCAAGCTAATCAATTGTATGGACCTATTATCGTAACGGGCGATACTACCTTTACAATTGATATTGATACCACTTACTTTGATGCGTTTTCTGCTCCTGTGACGTACCCTTTAAGTTATCAATATGCCCAAGTAACACCAATTGGAGAGGTATCTTCTATGTTGACCGCTGCTACTCAAAACGTGTTACCTTATATCGCTTCATAAGGTAATTTATGTCTCCTGCTACTTAAATTTATAAAACTTATTATTATGAGGTTTAAATTCATGGCTTTAAATATGGGAGTATTAAATGCCTACTTTTGTACCTGATAACACTTATTCAACTTTAAGTCGCATTCAGATTAAAGTCAGACGACTCACACGTAGCCTTTCTGAGAATCAACTTTCAACGTCTGAGTTAAATAATTATATTAATACTGCAGTTCTTTATGACTTCCCAGAGCATCTAAAACTTTTCAATCTGAAAACAACGTTTACTTTTTTTACTGATCCTTATGTCGATGTGTACGAAACGAGTACTAATACGGCGAGTCCTTTATATAACTTCAGTAATAAATACAGCAGTGTTAATCCACCCGTTTATATTGCGGGATATCAAGCACTTTTCAGTGAGTCTCGTGACCAGTTCTTTGGTATATATCCGATGCTTAATAGTATCGCTTCTATTGGTGTAACTGGTAATGGAATACTAAACTCGTTTTCTGGAGTTATTAATTCACAGCAAGCGATTTCAACAGGTATTAGTGGGCAAACTATATGTTTGTTGAAAAATAACGTCTTATTTGATTCTTTAGCTACTGATTTAAGTGGTCTTAAAATGATAGATTATCCTATTAGTAGTTCGCTTGGTAACTTGTATATTCCTGGTGGTGCACCTACTTCAACAACAGTTCAAGATACTGTTAACTATATTAATTATATTACGGGTCAATTCGTTGTAACATTTCCATCTGCTCCAGGATCTGGTCAGCCAATTAACAGCCAGACTGTTCCACAGCAGCCAGCATTGCCTCAGGCGATACTTTTCTATGATGGGAAGTTTACAGTACGTCCAGTTCCAGACCAGCCGTACCGTGTAAATATGGAAGTGTTTATGAGGCCTGATGAACTCCTTGCAAACAATGATGAGCCAAAGCTTGCAGAATGGTGGCAATATATATCGTATCTCGCCGCAAAGAAAATATTTGAAGATCGTATGGATATGGAAAGTGTACGGCAGATACTTCCTGAACTTAAACAACAAGAAATATTAGTATTACGTAGAACTATAGTTCAGCAAACATCTCAAAGGGTATCAACTGTATATACTGAACAGACTGGATCTGCGGGTGCTTATGGACCTGGTGCGTTTAGTGGCGGCGGACAATCTTAAACTTATAAATAATATAGGATAAATTATGGCATATAATGCAAATATTCCAGCTGCAGGCGATTTAATATCGCAGTCTCAGTCACAAATACTTGCTAACTTTCAAGCACTTTCTTCTGTTGGTAATGGATACCTTGATATGACGGTGAAAGTAGCAGCTCCAACTTTAGGTTCTGGTGACACGGGTCTTTATAACCTCAATAATGCAACGACTTTAACTAATGAGACGTATTTATCTCTTAATAGAACCGCTCCTGCTGATGCTCCAGCTTTTGCTCCCATGTCAGCTTCAGTGCTAAGCAATACGGTGATGGCAAATAGTAGTAATGGTTGGACTTATCTTCCAAGTGGAATACTTATTAAATGGGGATCCGTTGCAGCAACAACCGCTACAGTTTCAATCACTCCTACAGTTAGCTCTGGTGGCCCTAATTTTAATTATATTTTCCGAGGAATGCTTACCCCTTTTGATAGTTCAACTAATACGAACTTCACTTGTGGGCAAAGAACAGCTTTTACGCTGGTGAGTGGAGATTTTACTGCATATTGCGCTAATCCATCTGCGACAACTGTTATAAGTTATTTGATTATAGGGGTATAATATGGCATCTGCTATAGATAGGTTTCTGATAGCACCTATTGAAGGTGGACTTCAGACAAGTCTAAAGCCATGGCTAATTCCTGATAGTGCATTTCAGGTTCTTAGAAATGCTTATGTATTTCGTGGTCGCGTTATAAAGCGCTTTGGTGCACGATTGATGGAAGGAACCTCTGCTTCAATTCCTGGCTACGAACAATTAGTTTCAAGGCTTGGCATTATTGTTGGTACGACTCATGCTATGACGGGTAATTTTTCTGGTACGGTTCCTGGAGCGATATTTGA